TCCAACGCCTGGCGCCGGTGTCGTTCAGAATCATGGCGTTGACCGAGTTCACCCGGTCTTTTACAGCCGGGTTCGACGGATTGACGCTTATCGTGAAGCCGGCTTGCTTGAGTATGCTCAGGTCGGATTCGCTGGCATTCTTGCTGCTGGTGTTGCCACCGCTGGCATCCGGGTAAATCGTGACCGCATGCCCTTTGTCGCTGAATCGTTCTTTCAGCATCTTGGCCATGGTCGGCGTATCGCGCACCTTGGTCAGCTCATTCAGAGTCAGCGGCAAATCGTTACGGATCACGCTAATCTCCGCCGTCATGTTCAAAACGTTAAAGTCCATCCCAATATGCAGCGCCTCGCCCTCCCTAATGTGCTCGGGCGTATGGTTCAGTGCCCGGTCGAAGTTGGGATAAACAGAACCGCTGACTAGGTTCGTGAACTGTCCACGGATATAGGCCTCAATCAGCTGCGGCGGATAACTGGCCCGCAACGACGGAATGTAATCCTCCGGCAGGTTTTTGGCGTTGTCATAAGTGCTTGCCTGAACAAGCCCATATAGCGCTGAAAGCTCCGGCTTTTCCCGGATTGCTTTGACGAACTGCTGGTAGACGAACTTGAACCCCTCCGGCGTCGTCGTCACATCGATGCCGTTTTTCAGTCCATCGACGTTGTAACGCATCCGGGCAATGATCTTGCGCCAGGCAATCGCCGCCTTGTGCGCCTTCATCACGTCCAGCTCGTCGATCAGCGCCTTGCCGATCTTGAAGCCGACGATGTCGCCCGGCTTTTCCATCGATCGGCACAGGATCGTGCTGCGGTACTGCCCGCCTGAAAACAGGTGCACTTCCTTGTTCGACTCGTGGATGTCAGTGGTCAAACCCCACTGCTCCGCGACTTCTTCAATCGTCGGGTAAAAGATGTCCCGGATCTGCGCATAGGTGGGCGCAAAGTACCCGGAATTGACCTTTGGCCACTCCCAAGCATGCTGGCACAGGCCGGCACTACCAACCCATGTTTTCCCGCTGCCGAACCCGGCCACAAAGGCCCGGAACTTTTTATCCAGCGCTAGAAATCGAGCCTGCGGCAGATTGAGCTTAGGACTCGGGCTTACTTGCATCTTCAACCTGCACAACAATTTGTACCGGCAGAACTGGGGCATTCTGCATGCCAGCCTTGACCATTTCCTTATTCGCGTTCAGCAGATTTATCCCGATCGTGCTGGATTCGTTCGCCATCTTCGTCAGGGCGGAAATACCTCTCAGTGATTCGAGGCTTTGCTCATTCAAGGGAGCTGCATCGTCAATCTCAGAAACCTTGCTGTGGGCAATGCCGGATAGCCGGTGTGCCGTTGCCGCGCCATACTCTGCTGCCCCCGCCAAATGCTCGGAAATGGCCGTCAAACGATCCGCCAAAGTGCGCGCACGTATTTGCGCACCAATTGGCAATGCTTTAAAAGCCGACTCCGTTGCAACTATTTGATTTGCAACGTCTTTTATTTTTCCAACATGCGCACCAAGGCGCTTGCGAATTGCCGACTCAGATATGCCGAATTCTTTTGCAAGTGACCTGCCGGACTCACCCTCAATGAGCCGCCTTTCAATCTCAGCCCACTGCCTTTCCGTGAGCGTTGATTTTCTTCCCATGGATCCTCCCTTTCATCACAGCTCATCGAGGGTTCGGCAGGGTCAGCTCGACCGGATCAATGGAATTGGATGCCATAAGAAAAGAGAAAAAACCCTTGCCAATTAGCGCATTATGCGCTATTATTAATACATGGATAGCGCAGCCCGCGCAGTCCGAAAACCCGAAAGGATGATCGAGATGAACGAACAAATGACCAACGCTGAACTCGCAAAAATCAACGCCGAGATCGGTAAGATCATGGCTGAAACCGTAAAAATTCAAGCCGAGGCGCGTTGGTATCCCTTGGTGGTCGGCGCCGCGCTCGCAACCGCGGTCATTACCATCACCAAGCTCTTCCTCTAAACTGAGTGCCCCGCAAGGGGCATTTCCCCCTGCCATGAGCAATCAATACGTGCCGCCCAGCCCTGATGACCTTCAGCGCCTGAAAAATGATCTTGGCTACACCGGGCGGCAGATGGCGGCGCTGGCTTGCGTCGGCGAACAGCATTGGCGCAAATACACCGGCGGGGCTACCCCACGAAGCATTGAGTACGCCAACCTGTTTCACCTGGCCGCACTTTTGACCCTGCCGCCGGAGAGCATCCAAAGGATTCGCGAAAAAATGACCGAAATCGGCGCGAGCCTTCCCGATCACACCTAACGTTTGTTGTGCCGCCGCCCGCGCCTGGGTAATGCAACTATCCGGGGAGGTCGGCTATAACGTCGGCGGCTGCGGTGGATACAATGCGTCCTGCCGCTTGCGCAAATAAAAAGCCCGCACAGGGCGGGCAAGCTGGCCGAGGCCAGGAGGAGATCATTCTGAGATCAGCGCTTCGGTATCGGGCCGATGATGCGCCAGTATTCTTCGTCAGTCATCGTGCGCTCCGAAAACAAAAAAGCCCGACGGGTCAGGTCGGGCTTTGCTCACTTCAAACTGAATAGTTACAGTTTCGGAGTGTATATAAAACATATGATATATGGCATGCGTTCATGCCGTCAAGTCAAAAAGCACAGGAATTTCTCATCTAAAGAGACCCATGTCGCTCTTACCCGCATGCGCGTCTTGCGCCCACTCCCTCGGCAACGATGCCGTTGACTTCGAGCAGGTCCGCAATCTCTGCTTGTGCGGCCGCATCCAGCACCTTCAGCGCCTCATGGATCTTGGCGCGCTGGTTATAGACCGTCTTGACCGGGACGTTGCAGCGCTTGGCAACCTGTTCCATTGAGACCCCGCGACTGTAGAAATTCAGGATGATGGCCTCCCGGACCAGGGAATGCGACAGGCCGCTGAAGGTGGACGTCGCCCATTCCCGCAGCGCTACGATAGACTCGCGCCACTCCTGGACGGGTTTTTCACCACCGCAGCACGGGCATTCGCTGTACTTGGGAGAATAGCGCGCGACGATGCAATGGACTTTGAGCTGTGCCATCGACCCCAGCGCCGCCAAAATCAAGCCGGCCTGGCCGGCGCCGTCCAGTGCCACGAGCCCTTTCCCGGAGCCGGTGATCCCCGTCTTGATCATCTTCGACATTGGCGACAGCGCGTACTGCTGCGAGCTGTAGTGAAATGCGAAGGTCAGCGCATCGTGTGTGTTTTTGAATAGTTCGCTCATTTCTCCCTTTCCCGGTGTCGCTTAAATTTCATCCTTTGATCCATCCGCGACCATCTTGTTGATGTTCGCTGCGACGCGTTTGGCATGCTCATAGCTTTGCGTGCGATCGCCACCGGGCAGCGCCCAGCCGGCCATCCATCCGCGGCCCGATACGGCATACGGCACCGTCGCTTTGCCGATGATGATGTTCTTGCTGCCCAATAGATCCGGTGTTACTGACATTGCATTCCCTCCCTTGTCCCAAATTGATGAACGGTTCTCAACGCCTCCCGCAGCTCCCGGCGCGTGGCAATGATCTGCATTTCATCCGTCACATCGAGGCCCTGGCCGATGGCGCGCAGCTCGTCGCCGGCGGCGCCCCATTTGCCGGTTCTCGCGTGCCGGGTTGAGATGGCGCGCATGGCATCCAAGCTGGAGCGCATGACGTCGATGGCGGCCTGCGGGTGATGGTTGTTGGCCAGGACCATGCCGAGGTTCAACCGAGCCGTCAGCCCGTGCCACTGCGATTCGTCCGCCCTGCCCTCCCGCAGCGCCTCCAGGTCCAGGCGCGGGATCAGCTGCAGGTCGGTGTCGCCCTCGGCGTTGTGCCGGATCGTCAGCGGCAACGTGCGCGGCTTGGGGCGGTAAGCTTTTCGCGGTTTGCGACTAGTCGCCATGGGATTCGCTCCACAGCTTTGCGGCCGCATCGCGGAGCGCATCAGCAGCAGCGCGGCCGCGGCGCTTGGCGACCAGGGCCAGATAATCGTGGGCGGCGTTGCGATCCTGCCGGCGCAGGGCCAGGACGTGGCGGGCTTCGCATTCATGCCGCCACTCCTCGCTGTTGGTGTCGATGTATTCACTCATAGGTTCGCCGCCAGCCCTTTCCGGTAATCCTTGGTCTTAGCATCTGGCGCCCTGGGCCGCTCCCGGTTCGTCGTGCAAAACCGGGTGTACATGCCCTCGTACTCAAGCATTACGTCGTCGATCCGGCCTTGCCGGTTTTTGGCGATGAACACGTCGGCGATGCCGCGCAAATGGGTTTGCGGGTTGTCCACTTCGTCCCGATGCAGGAACATCACGATGTCGGCATCCTGCTCGATGGCGCCGGAATCGCGTAGGTCGGAAAGTTGCGGCCTGGATTTGTTCGCGGCGTTCCTCGACAGTTGCGAAAGCGCGAAGACCACGATGTTCAGTTCCTTGGCCAGCGCCTTGAGGCCCCGGCTGATTTCCTCGATCTGGCTATTCCGGTTGTCGCCGTCGCCGGACATGAGCTGGAGATAATCGACGATGAGAACGTCCAGACCATGCTTGCGCTTGACCAGTTTGGCCTTGCCGCGCACGTCCAGGAGCGTCAGCGCCGGCTGCTCGTCGAGATGCAGGTTCATCTCCTGGAGCCGGGCGTTCGCGCCCGTGAATCGATCCCAGTCTGCTTTTTCCATTTCTCCGGTCAGGATGGCGGACAGGGAAACGCTGCCGATCGACGCCAGCGCCCGGTCCAGCAGTTCGCCAATCTGCATTTCCTGGGACAGCACCAGGACTGAGTAGTCGCGCGCCATGTTGGTTGCGATATTCAGCGCAATGGCCGTTTTCCCCATCGATGGCCTAGCACCGACGATAACCAGGGCGCCACGATTCGGGCCGCCGTTGAGCAGCGCGTCGATATCGCCGAAGCCGGTGGGGATGCCCGATACCTTGCGATCCATCCGGCCCTCCAGGACGTCGCAATGGCCGACCATCGCCTGGCTGGCAAGGATCGGCTCGCGGGTCGTCCTGGCCTCGGCCAGGGAAGCAATCGCCGACCCTGCGGCGTCCAGCACCTCCGCCGCGGTCTTGCCTTTGGGATTGACCGCCATTTCCACCATTTTCGAGGTCTCGGCAATCAGGCCGCGCCGCAGTGCCCGGTCGCGCACGATCTCCGCATACCTCCCGATGTTGACGGCGGACGGTGTGTTCTGGACCAGGGCATTCAGGTAGGGCAGGCAGTCGGCCACCTTCTCGCGCAGGGCATCGAACACGGAAACCACGTCCGCCGCCTTGCCGGCCGATATTTGCGCGCGGATCTCGGCAAAGATCGCCCGGTGATCGCCGCGGTAGAAATGCTCCACGCGCAGGTCGCCAATTCGGTCGATCGCATCGTTGTCGATCATCAGCGCGCCGAGCACCGACTGCTCGGATTCGATCGAGTGTGGCGATTCGATATCGGTCATGCCGCCACCTTATTTTCGTACTTGGCTTCGCGAATCTTCGTGAAATTTCCGGACTTGGTAATCCACTCCAGGTCCGCAAAGAACGGAGATTTCCCGGCTAGGCCGACAAGGAAGTCGCAGGTCTTCACGTACTCGAAAAGCCGCCGCCAGTAGTCCAGGTTCTGCCGGCTTTCGTCCTCGTTCCACCTTGCTCGTAACTGCGTAGCTCTGGCAGGTGTCCAATCCCGTACTCGCGGACACATGGGTAAAACTTCGTGGTAGAGGGCGATTATTTCCTGATGTGGGCAATCCGGCTTTGCCGGTTTGACTGGCAAGTCGTCAGCATCGCTGGCGACATCTAACCCGTTAGGGTTAGAGGTAATAGGGTTAAGGGAATCAGGAATCAGTGAATCAGGGGGTAGCGCTTCCGTTATTTCACCGTTATTTAACGGTAGTAGCACCGTTAAACCCTGCGAGCCGCCTCCAGCAGGGGCTTCAGCGCTTGGCGGCGGGAGTTCACTGGCCTTTTCGGTCTTGTGTGGCGTCTGATGTTTCTTGAAATTGATGATCTGGATTAAGGCAACACCGTTGACTGAATACCGCAAGATGAACCCTAACTGTTGGAGTTCCGTTAGATAACCGTTAACGTCCAAACTTTCACGGTATGGGAACGTCTCTGCCTTGATTCGCAACGGACGATCTTCAAGCCGCCCCTCGCGATCGGCCAGGCACCACAAGGATTGGAATAACAGAGTCAGGAAAGGATCGGCGACGCCGAGCAATTCATTCTTGAACAGGGCTGGTTTAATGTTTCGCGCGCGCGCCATATCAATTCCGTCCCTTGAGAACGGCTTTCATGCACTTCGCCCAATTGCTTACAGCCTTGCGCTTTTGCTTCTCGGTCAAGGCGCCAGTCGCAATCGTGGCTGCGATCTTATGCGCGGATTTCAGATTGGATTTCATCGCTGGTGCAGCTTTATGGTTGTCCGCTCGCATCACGTCTCCAAAATATCGATGCCGTGTACGGCCTTCATCAAATGGCGCTTGATCTTGTACACAGCGGTCAAAGCGCCCTTCTTGTCTTCCACAATCCGATTGCCGGTGGCATCGACATAGCTGAAGTCGGCGCGATAGATCAGCGAACGCTTCGGCCTCCCCTGAATGACCACCTTCGGCGCCAGGACAAACGACACTTGCCGGGTCAGATCACGAATCACGCCGGCTTTCTGGAGCATCAGCAATTGCTGATAGCGCGCCAGCTCGGCTTTGCTGTCGAACGTCTCGCCCTGCCAAGCGACCTTGTGATTGCTATATTTCGACGCCATCAGAGCAGTCCCTTCCGCTTCAGAATACGGTTGGTCTGTGCGATGGCTTCGCGGAACAGCGACTCGACCAGTTCCAGGGTCATGCCGTCGGGGCGCGGTCGGCGGCCGTCTACCAGGTCATGGCATGCACTGCAACCGTAGGCGGCGCAATCATCCGCGGCCTTGATCCCCATGCCCTTGCCGTCGGCCAGAGCGTTGGAGTGGCACAGCACCGTCGTGGCTGGATCAAAGTTGCACACGCCCGGGATCCGGATCGTGCATTCCTGGCCCCTGGCGCTGCGGCGGATTGGCGTCATCCTGGGTCCGCGAGATTTGATGCGCGACGTGCCGCGCGGCATCGACGTCTTGCGAGTCAATGGCTTTCCAGGCTTGAGGGCTGATCTGATCATGTCGAGCACTCGCACGGCAGCTGGTCTTGCTGATAAATCTTGATGAACTTACGAGCCTGTGCCCAAAATGTTTGCTGCGGAATTAGTTCAGTCGCGGGAACGTCGGCAAGACGCATTTCCTCAAATTTCGGCTCAAGGTCTTCGAGATAAATCGGACCATCTTCCGTGTGGATAATCGAATAGCCGATTTCATCTTCAGCCCATTTTGCTTTCATCCAAATGTCAGGGCGGGTGCAATAGACGATGTACCAATGTTGCTGTCCAGCTTTTAGGCAGCCGACACAATTACCGTGCTTGAATGTCGAATAACCCCTTGGTCTCGCAATGCCTATTTCTTCAGTTCCCAATATCGTGCGCGCCCAAGTGGCGAGAGGGTATTCGGTAGCGTAGCCAAGTGCCCCCATAATTCCGACCCGGCGCGTTATCCGGGCTTTCTCATTTGCGTCAAAGCCGTAATAGACAACCACCTCTTTTTCTCGATGACAGTCATTCAAATACTTCATGAACGGACCGGTCTTTAAAACGCTCGTGCAAAATTCGCTACCACCATCGACCTTGAACGCCTTTTTTTGAACGCACACATCGAACTGGTCGTACTCGGCATTTTTGTAATTTGCGAAAGTAATTGGCAGGCCTATGTAGTCAGCGACCTCCCGTTTAAAGCGTTTAATGTCAGCATCCTCGACGCTAAAATGAAGGTCGTGATTAACAAGAATTACATCGTCTTTGCCGAACCTGCGAACGACCTCAATCGCCACAAGTGCAGAACTGTGGCCGCCTGAATAGCAGACTATGTGCTTCATCGGCTTGGTGCTGGGCTTGAGGGTGGAGCGGATCATGCGACCTCAGAAAATAGATCTACTTGATCGGCCTTGGCTTCCAGCAAATTGCGTCGCGCCAATTCGTAGTAGCTGCGCTTCAATTCACTCCCGACTGCGCGCCGGCCCATTTTCAGCGCCGTATAAAGCTCGCTACCGATGCCGACGAACGGTGAATAGACCAGGTCATTCGGATTTGTCCAAAGTTCGATTGCGCGCTCGATCACATCCAGCTGCAGCGGCGAGATATGGCGCTCATCGTCGCTTTCCCGTGCGCTCATGTATTGCAGCGTCCTGGTCTGATTGATATCCATCCAGACCGGCGATGCGAATTCCTGCCATTTACCGACCGGGAAGCCGTCCTCGGTTTTCGTTACAGGGTCGGGGTTCTCGCCCGGTTTCCGCACCACAACCAGGTAATCCGCGATTCCCTGACGGCTCATGGCACTGTCTTTTCGGAGCTGCTTGTACAGTAGACCCAAGGCCTTGGTACGCTGCATGGCGACCACTGGATCTTTCCAGATCGTGACCTCAGAGTGGTATATAAAACCTGCATTCTGATGCGCGCGGATGATCTCGCCGCGAAAATCCTTGATGCCGATAAAGCCGTCGCGCGCCTTGGAAGTCGGCAGATTCATGCAATGGATGGCGATCAGGCGCCCCGGCTTTATGATGCGGAAGTTCTCGCGGATCAGGAAGTTGTAGTGCTTCCAGAAATCCTGGGAGCTGGCGTTGTTTCCCATATCGCGCTCGCTGTTGGAAAACACATATAGCGACTCGAACGGCGGGGAATAGATGCCGAAGTCGATGGAGTTTTCCGGCAGGCCGCGGGCCACGTCCACGCAGTCGGCGTTATACAGAGCAAACTTGTCAGTGATTTCTTGATTGATGACGGCGCTCATGCGGCCTCCGCGTTCTGATTCAGCCAGGCCGGGACAGTCATCGGCACATCGGCAACATAGGTTTCGGTATTGCTCTTGGCGCCGAATATCTGACGCTTGGTGACTTCACGCATGTGGGCAACCATTTGATCGGCCATTTCATTGGCTTGATCCTGCTTGCGCTCGATGTTTGCCTTGACGGCGCCTTCGGTTTCGGCGGTGATGATATGGACGTTGACTTCGCGCTTTTGGCCAAACCGATAGCAGCGGCGTACGGCTTGGTAATACGACTCGAACGAATCATCCATGCCGGCAAAAATCATATTGCGGCAGTGCTGCCAATTCATGCCGAACCCTGCAATAGATGGCTTGGTCACGATGGCGCGAGCATCATCATGGATAAATGCCATGATGGCGCGCTCTTTTTCTTCGGGTTTCATGGAGCCGGTGACCTCAACGGCGCCGTTGATGCGTTTTGCCAGCGCAGCAGATTCATCATTCAGATGGCACCAGACGATGCAGGGCTCATCGTTCGCGTTGGCCAGGTCGGATGCCAACTTGATGCGTTGCTCCATGCTGTTGCGCTTGGCTTGGCGGCGCTCGCTCAGGGTTTGTGCGACAACGTGGAACAGCTCTCCGTCCATCATCTCGCCGCCGCCCACGGTGTGCTCGTGTAGATTCAATGCCGGCAGATTGTAGCGAGAGCCATCGAAGCCG